CTTAATTTTCTGACTCCCTTCGAGGTGCTTCAAAATTTTTTTCTCTGATTGTGTTGCACTTGACTTGACAATCTATCCTGTTTTTATCTCCCGGAGAGAATACATTTTCTGCGGATAATCAGATGTATTTCAGCTTTAAACAGCTGGATATTGAACTATATACAGACGTTAAGAATCCTGAACTGGAAAATCAGATAGAACAGGTTCTGAAACGTCATAAAATCTACTATACAAAATCAGAAGTATGGATAGAGTCCGAAAAACTCTATGAAGTACTTTACGAAACGGAGGTATAACTTATGGCAAACAAGAAGAACAAAGTTAAATTCGGTTTGCAGAATGTCTACTGGGCGAAAATCAATGAATGGGGTGAAGACCCGGACGGCAACAAGACCGTTCCTGCATATGGAGAGTCAAAGCATCTGCCGGGTGCCGTATCGCTTTCTATTGATGCAAACGGCGAGGCCGAAAATTTTCATGCGGATAACGGTGTATATTACGTGATTAACAACAACGCCGGCTACACCGGTGACCTTGAAATTGCCCTTATCACAACCGAATTTGCAACGGAAATCTTAGGAGAAATTCTCGATAACAACGGTGTTCTTGTGGAAAGAAATGATACAGAACTTGCACAGTTTGCATTGATGTTTGAGTTTCTTGGAGACAAGCACCACATCAGACACGTGATGTACTGCTGCTCGGCTTCACGTCCTACAACAGAATCTGCAACTACAGAGGAAAGCACAGAAGTTAAGACGGAAAAGCTGTCGCTGAAAGCTACTCCTTTGCCCACAGGTCTTGTAAAGTCCAAGACAACCGAAAGCACGTCAGATACAGTTTACAACAACTGGTTCAAGATGCCGTACAGCCCGAATACAAAAACATCCACAACTACTACAACCACTACGACTTCATAAGGAGGTATATCTATGTCTATCAAAAAGAATATTACCATTGACGGTATGGAAGTGCCATTTAAGGCAAGTGCTGCTGTGCCTCGCCTTTATCGTCTGAAGTTCCGCAGGGATATTTACAAGGACTTTGCATCGCTGAAAACGGATGTGGAAGAGGGCGATGAGAACAAGAGCGAACTTGATATCGAAAGCCTTGAGGTTTTCGAGAACATCGCCTACATCATGGCAAAACACGCTGACCCTGAAAACGTTCCCGACAGTCCTGATGATTTTCTGGAACAGTTCAACACCTTCAGTATTTATGAGATCCTGCCACAGTTGATTGAACTGTGGGGGTTAAATACAGCAACGCAGATTGAATCTAAAAAAAACATCGCCCGACTGACCGACCGATGACAACGCCATTATTCCTGTTAAGATGCAAACAGCTCGGTCTTTCTATGACCGAGCTGGATTTGCTTACGATTGGACTGATAAACGATATGTTCACGGAACGTGAAAATGATGACTACGATGGCTGGAATGAAATGGCTTCACAGGCGGATTTTGATTCATTTTAAATTTTTGATATATTCTGTGCAAACAATTTCAAGCCTTTCAAAATCATTGCATCTCTTTGAAAGAGGCGTAGAATTACCATCACGTTTTTTCAAGAAATAAAGTGTGTTAGCATTTTTGCGAATTTTATCCTGTATGGACTTTATTACCCTGTATTCGGCTAACAACAAGGACTTATACTTGAGGTTTCTCTGCAAATTAATATCTACATATGTACACTCACTATTCGGAACAGGAAACATATTATTTATGTTTATCACACAATAGTTTTTAACTTTAATAAAATCAATGCTTTCCTTCATTGATTTATGCTTTTCTTTGAATGAAGAAAGCGGTGCAAAATAATCAAATCCATTTATTGAAAGCACAACACCGATATATTTTCTTTCATTTTGTTGTCCTGGCTTTTTATTATGAAACAAATGTGGTGCATATGGAAGCAAGTAATCAATATACTTTGGATTTACTTCATAGAATTTTATATTATCCATACTCCTCCTATAAAACAAGCGAGGGCAAGTTGAACTTTCCCTCGCTGTTAAATGTCGCATTCAGAGCTGCGAAACGCTCACTTTTAACTTTCTTGTATAGAGTCAAGAGAAACTCACTTAATAAATCTCTCATTTTGGGCTGAGATACACCCTCTGGATATATTATATGTCATAAAAGCAAAAAAGTCAATAGGCTTCAAAAAAAATTTAAAAAAGTGAGGTGAAACCACATGGCAAACAGAATCAAAGGCATTACAGTTGAAATCGGCGGTGATACCACTAAGCTAAGTAAGGCTCTGGAAAGTGTCAACAAGAACATCAAAAGTACTCAGACGCAGCTGAAGGACGTGGAAAAGCTTCTGAAGCTTGACCCGAAGAATACAGAGCTGCTTTCTCAGAAACAAAAGCTGCTTGCTGACAGTATTTCTGCCACCAAGGAGAAACTGACAACGCTGAAAACTGCCGCAGAACAAGCCAATACCGCGCTTGCCAATGGTGAAATCTCTCAGGAACAGTATGACGCACTGCAGCGTGAGATTATCGAAACGGAACAGGAACTCCGCAATCTCGAAACCGAAGCCGGAAAAGCATCGGACTCTTTGAAACAAATCGGTGAAGCCGGAGAGGTTCTCCAGAGTGTCGGGGACAAGATTTCTGATGTGGGAGGAAAACTAACCACTCATGTTACTGCCCCACTTGCCGCCGCAGGTACTGCAGCAGTCAAGACAGCCTCTGACTTTGATTCTGCAATGTCCAAGGTTGCCGCTGTATCCGGTGCAACCGGTGATGACCTGGATAAGCTTCGTGACAAGGCTCGTGAAATGGGTTCTAAAACAAAGTTTTCAGCATCAGAAGCCGCTGAAGCTATGAACTATATGGCTATGGCAGGCTGGAAAACCGGCGATATGCTTTCCGGTATTGACGGTATCATGAACCTTGCGGCTGCAAGTGGCGAGGATTTGGCAACCACATCGGATATTGTAACTGATGCATTAACTGCCTTTGGCTTATCCGCTGCTGACAGCGGTCATTTTGCCGATGTCTTAGCGTCCGCAAGTTCCAATGCCAATACCAATGTATCTATGCTCGGTGAATCCTTCAAGTACTGTGCTCCGATTGCAGGTGCTTTGGGATTTTCCTGTGAAGATACAGCCGAGGCATTAGGCTTAATGGCAAACGCAGGCATCAAGTCCACACAGTCCGGTACTTCCATGCGTTCTATTATGACCGCATTGTCGGGAAAGGTCAAGTTCTGTTCCTCTTCTTTTGGTGAAATGGAGATTGCAACCAGCAACGCTGATGGCTCCATGCGTGACCTTTCCGATATTCTTGCGGACTGCCGTGTAGCATTTGACCAGATGTCAGAATCTGAAAAAGCAAGTGCAGCACAGGCTCTTGTGGGCAAGAACGCCATGTCGGGTTTCCTTGCTTTGATGAATGCCGCGCCCCAGGACGTGGAGAAGCTGTCCTCTGCGATTGAAAACTGTGACGGCACATCACTTTCTATGGCGGAAACCATGCAGGACAACCTTGGCGGTCAGCTGACTATCTTAAAATCACAGCTGGAAGAACTGGCTATTTCTTTTGGAGAAATTCTGATGCCTGTCATCAGATCAATCGTAACGAAAATTCAGGAATTTATTGATAAACTCAACGCCATGGACCCTGCCACAAAGGAGACGATTGTGAAAGTTGCTCTCGTTGCTGCGGCAATGGGTCCTTTATTGGTGGTAATCGGCAAAGTCATATCCTCGGTGGGAAGTCTGATGACCTTTATCAGCAAAGTTCCGACTATGATTGCAGGTGCAAAGACAGCATTTTCCACTCTTGGAGCTGCCATTGGCGGTATTTCTGCACCGGTGGTGGCTGTGATTGCAATCATTGCTGTACTGGTCGCTGCTTTTGTAAATCTGTGGAATACCAATGAGGATTTCAAAAACAGCATTCTCTCCATTTGGGAACAGATAAAATCTACATTTGAAAGACTTACTTCCGGTATCGTCGACCGAATCAATGCGCTCGGCTTTGATTTTGAGAACTTCGGCGAACTTGTAAAAGCTGTATGGAATGGACTTTGTGAAGTTCTTGCCCCGCTGTTTGAGGGCGTATTTCAGCACATTGCAGATATTTTCTCTTTCGTCACCGACACCATTTTAAGTATTCTCGACATTTTCATCGGTCTGTTTACCGGAAACTGGGATCAGTGCTGGAATGGCATAAAAGACCTCTTTACAGGCATATGGGATTTCATTGTAAACTCACTCAGCAATATTCTGAACACGCTGACCGGTGTGTTAGATGTATTCCTTGGTTGGTTCGGTACTTCATGGGACGAGGTCTGGACAGCAATCAAGGATTTCTTTATTGGTATATGGGAAAGTATTTGTTCCTTTTTCCAATCAATCGCAGATTTCTTCGTAAACACCTGGAATGCGATTTCTTCCTTCTTTACGGGTATTGTAACTGCTATTCATGATACAGCAGTTTCTATTTTTACGGCTGTTTATGACTTTTTCGCAGGAATCCTGACAAGCATTCACGATTTCTTCTCCACGATTTTCAATGCCATATGGACGGTCATTTCTACGGTATGCACCACAATCTACAATACCATTTCAAGCATATGGAATACGATATATGAGTTCATTTCTCCGCTTTTGGAGGCTTTGAAATATCTGTTTGAAACCATTTTCCAGGCAATACATATCATTATCAGCAATGTGATGGACTGGATTTCCGAGAATATACAGACCATATGGAATGCCATTGTGGAGTTTATCACGCCTTTGCTTGAGGGCATTAAGTCATTCTTTGAAACCATATGGAATGCAATCAGTACTGCAATTTCCACGGTGCTGAGTACGATTTCAAATATCATCACCACAGTATGGAATGCAATTTCAGGCTTTATTTCAAACGTGATGAACACCATCAAATCGGTAATTTCCTCCATCTGGAACGCCATCAGCGGTGCGATTTCAGGTGTCGTAAATGGAATCAGAAATACGATTTCTTCCGTTTGGAACAGCATTTCTTCTACGATTTCATCGGTGATGAATACCATTCGTTCTACGGTGACAAGCATCTGGAACAGCGTAAAATCAGCGATTTCCAGTACAATCGGCGGTATTTACGATACCATTAAGGGCGGATTTGATAAGGCGGTAAATTTTGTAAAGGGACTGGCGAGTGATGCATTCAGCTGGGGTTCGGATATCATCAGCGGCATTGTTGACGGTATCAAAAGCTGTATTAACTGGATTTCTGATGCCTGTACAGATGTGGCGGATACCATCAGAAGCTATCTGCACTTCTCTGTACCGGACGTAGGTCCGCTGACGGAATACGAAAGCTGGATGCCGGACTTTATGCAGGGCTTGGCAGACGGCATTATCAAAAGCAAAAAGGTCGTGGCAAAGGCAGTATCCGGTGTGGCGGACACGATGAAGATTGCACTGAATTCCGACCTTAGCTACAAACTTGACGGCATGACAGGTGCTATCATGAACGGCGGGACTGAAAGTTCTGTGGTCAACAACTACTACAATAACGACAACAGCCGGACAGTGAATCAGACCAATAATAGTCCGAAAGCACTGTCACGGCTGGAGATTTACAGACAGACGAAGAATGCGGTGAAAGTGTAATTAAAATATGTTTAATTCACTTTTCAGCTCTAAAATTCTTTTTTCAATTTCTTGTATGACTTTAATAAATTCAGAATCAGATTTTCCTGTCGGATCATCAAGCCCCCAGTTGTCATCAAACGGTCTGCCAATAAACGGACAACCTACATTGCACCCCATTGATATGGCAATATCAGGTTCGGGAATATCAGATACCAGCTTCGAGTATTGTGTTTTCTCCATATCAATTCCGTAGAGTTGTTTCATAATGCGTACAGCATCTTGATTTATCTTCGGTTTTGTTTCTGTACCTGCAGAATAGCTTTCAAAAACATCCCCTGCAAGATGATTACCGAGAGCTTCTGCTATCTGACTTCGGCAGGAGTTGTGAACACATATAAAAGCAACTCTTTTCATTCAGTCCTCCTGTAAAACGGGCATCTCGTTTTAATACACTGAGCATTTTTATTGATAGATTGTCAAGTCAAGTGCAACACAATCAGAGAAAAAAATTTTGAAGCACCTCGAAGGGA